AAGAAAACGTTCTGTAATACAGACCGAGGAGTTTCTACGTGAACTATGCAGAGACCTTCCAGGCATACCAAAAGAAGTTCGAGATAGAGCAAAGCGTTTGCTAAAGCACTATCCTTCAGCCTACTATATGGATGAAGCAAGTGAACAGTGTCCTAGAGTATTTGGAGATTATGGAAAATGAAAGTTAATATTGGTCCTTACGTTGACGAAGGCGAACGCCAGGTCGAGATTCAAATCGACCGTTATGATACATGGGGTATGGACGAAACTCTAGCCCATATCATATTACCTATGCTAAAGCAACTCCAAGAGACCAAACAAGGCGCACCCTATGTAGACTGGGAAGATGTTCCTCACGAGTTGCGAACTACCCACGTAGAATCCGAAAGATATAAAACTAACGGCGAGACTGATGCTCATTGGTTCGACCGTTGGGATTATGTTATGGAACAGATGATCTGGTCATTTGCAAATCTTGTGAATAAGACCGAAGAAACATTCTACTATAACGAAGAGGAAGATGCAGAATATACTACAATAGAATTTGTCGGAGTTGGACCATGTCAATTAAGACTGTTTCCAGACGAAGACGGCAGTACTGAAGACTACGAATTTTATGAATGGAAATCAAAAAGTCGTGGAAAGCTTGACAAAGAGAAGATGATCGAGTATAATAAGAAAATGCAAAACGGATTTAGACTATTCGGAAAATACTATCAATCGCTATGGGATTAAATTAAAAATGAAAAAGACTGGTGATTTCTTGGACATATTAACTGGTACATCAAAGCAAAAGGATCGCTTCACACACAGGGCAGCGGTTAACGTACATGAGTTTTACTTGAGCGGTGTTGTTGAGCCTGCGGATGAATACATTGAATGGTTCGATGTGATTCGCAACTCTGGTCAAAACGATATCATTAAAATCTATATCAACTCTTACGGTGGAGATTTATTTACAGCTATTCAGTTCCTACGAGTGCTGAAAGAGACCGAAGCGGCAGTGGTAGTATCAGTAGAAGGTGCATGTATGAGTGCGGCTACTATCATCTTTATGTGTGCTGATCAAGTAGAGGTATCTGAGCATTCTATGTTTATGTTCCATAACTACTCAGGCGGTGCAGTAGGTAAGGGTGGTGAGATGATTGATCAATTACTCCATGAGCGTAGCTGGTCAGAGAAACTTCTTACGGACGTATACGAGGGTTTCTTAACTGATGCAGAGATTGCGTCTATGTTAGATAACAAAGACTTGTGGATGGACGGTGAAGAAGTTGTTGAGCGTCTTGAAAATAAAGTCAAGGCAAGAGAAGAGGCATTGGCTGCTGAAGAAGAGGCTGCCGCTAAACCTAAGCGTAGAACTCGCAAACCTAAGTCGTAACTGGAGAACGTAGATGATTAAGGCAGGTGAAAACTGTACTGTGGAGATGAATACTGAGGCTGTTGATATTATTGCTAGTCAATCGTTGAAGTGGCATCTGAGTACTATTGAAGAGTTTATGACTGAATTTGAAAAAGAAGACAAGGGTCATCCAGAAGACTTTGTGTATTACACTTCCTTGGCTTCACATATTAGAGAGGTGTTAAAATATTATGGGCATTGAGAAACAACCTGAGTATGTAGTAGTTACCTGCATTTCATCATTCCGTCAACGTTACGTAATTCCCGTAGAGGAGCTTGCGAAGTTGAATCCAGAACAGCCAGTCGATCCTTCTTGGGCTTTAGATTGCGTTACTATGGAAGAAGTAAAAGAGTTTAGCCAGCGCCATGTTGGCGAGCAAATTATTGATGCTCAAGTTGTCAAGGAAGCTGAGATTCTACAATTCTTTGATGCAGACAATGACTATCTAGCCGGTTGGTCAGAAGATCAGAAGCTTGCATGGATCAAAGACTGGCGAGAGAAGACTGTAGAAGAGTTAGAAGATAAACTGAAAATGCTCGTATAGGAGTATATTATGAGCCTTAGAATTCAATTTAGAGTCTTTTCAGCAAAACAGTACGGTAGAAAGCGTCAAGGAGATTTCAATATTGTTTCAATTATTGACTTGACATTTGGCGAACATTACTGTATGATGTGTTGGTTAGATGAAACATTGGATTCTAAGTAATCCCTTAACTATGGAGAAACACTATGACACGTGAAGAAGTATTAGCACTATTAAATGAAGGTCACATTAGCATTGAGTTTGAAAAAGCTGATGGTAGTATTCGACCTATGATTGCAACGCTATCAGAAGAAATCATTCCAAAAAATCCAAACGGAATGCAATCTGGCACTGAGCGCAAAAAGCCCACAACGTCTTGTGCTGTATGGGATATGGATGTTGCTGAGTGGCGATCATTCCGATGGGATAAACTACGTTACGTTGATGGAGTAGAGTTGCCCAATGGCATTCAGTAAATCGACTGGGTTAAATCTAGATGGTAAGGGCGGCACTGAATTAGTTGCTGCCCGTATCACTAAGGGACTGAATCCATCCCTAGCAAAGAATGTACAGATCATACACTCCCGATTTGCGGAGTGTGTACAGGACTCATTAAAGAAGCAGATTCTAGTGGTCCATGATCTACCACAAGATCCTATGTACGAGAAGCTAGCCAACGGTGGCTGGGATAAGTTCGATAAGATTGTATTCGTATCGTACTGGCAACAACAGATGTTTAATGCGTATCGTGGAGTTCCTTTCTCTAAGGGCACCGTGATTCGCAACTCAATTGAACCTATTGAGAAACATACTAAGCCGACAGATAAGATTAGACTTATCTACTTCTCAACACCACATCGTGGCTTGGATATCGTACTAGCGGCTTATAAAGCGTTATCTCAAGAGTATGGTGATGCTATCGAATTGAACGTGTTCTCCTCTTTTCAGTTGTATGGCTGGCCAGAGAATGATGAGCCGTACAAAGAGTTGTTTGATGAGCTACGTAATCATCCATACATCAACTACTATGGATCAGTCTCTAATGATCGTATCCGTGAAGAGTTGAAAAAGAATCATATTTTAGCTTATCCATCGACCTGGCAAGAAACCTCTTGTCTAACTCTGATTGAAGCTATGAGTGCTGGTCTAATGTGCGTACACTCAAGTCTAGCGGCTTTGCCTGAAACCAGTTTTGGTATGACGGCGATGTACGACTACACTGAGGATCGACAAGCCCATGCTGATAGATTCTATGTTGAGTTAAAATCTGCTATAGAAATCTTTCTCAACAATAACATGAGAGCTAAGATGGCACAACGTCTCGCAAACGACAAAACGATTGCAGACTTCCACCATAACACTGAAGCAAGATCGCTTGAGTGGAACAATTTGTTAAAACGAATACTTGCATAAAAATGTCTAAATGACTTGACAGAGGCTCCAAATGATGCTACTATATAAAAAGTAGATATGGAGAAAATATTATGATACTAGTAGACTTAAACCAAGTAATGATTTCCAACATGATGGCGCAGATTGGTAATCATAAAAATGCACAAATTGATGAGAACATGTTGCGCCACATGATTCTCAACACACTACGATCCAATCGTAAGAAGTTCAATGCTGAGTTTGGCGAACTTGTTATCTGTGCTGATGACAAGAATTACTGGCGCAGACAGAACTACCCTTACTACAAAGCTAATCGTAAGAAAGCACGTAACGAGTCAGAGTTAGACTGGAATGCAATCTTTACGTCTCTGAATAAGATTCGTGAAGAGTTGAAGACTTTCTTCCCCTACAAGGTAATTCAAATCGAATCTGCTGAGGCTGATGATATCATTGGTACCATCGTACACCAAGAAGGCACTGAGCTTAACATTGGTTCTGAGCAGATTCTAATCTTGTCTGGTGATAAAGACTACATTCAGCTACACAAGTACGCAAACGTTAAGCAGTACGATCCTACACGTAAACGTTGGATTACACACTCTTCACCTGAGAAATACTTGTATGAGCATATCATCAAGGGTGACGCAGGAGACGGTGTGCCAAACATTCTTTCGGCTGATAACTGTCTAGTCATTGGTGAGCGCCAGCGTCCTATTACGCAAAAGCGCCTCGCAGAATGGCAAGACATAAATACTATGACTGGAGAAGTCAAACGTAATTACCTACGTAACAAATCATTGATTGATTTAGAACAAGTTCCAGACTATATAAAAGAACAAGTATTAGCTGAGTGGAATCAAGAGAACACCCGTGATAGGTCACAACTCTTTAATTATTTCATTCACAACAAATTAAAAAATCTAATGGAAGTAATAACGGAGTTTTAAATGAGTACAATATCGTTGGCTGAAATCGTCAATAAAGCCTGTGAGTTGAAGAAGCGTGAAGATAAAATCGAGTGGCTAAAGAAACATAATTCTAATCCACTACGGACTATCCTCAAAGTGATGTACGATAAGAGCATGGTGCTGAATATACCAAAGTCTGCACCACCTTACACTCCGTCAGAACTACCAGACTCACAAGGTATGCTTTACAGAGAAACACGGAAACTACCGTATTTCATAAAAGGGTTTAACGGAGATAACATTCATCCTATCCGTAGAGAAGCACTCTTCATCCAGATGCTAGAGACAGTTGACAAAGAAGATGCGGAACTATTGATCAAGATGATTAAACAAAAGCCACTGAAAGGCTTGCCTGCTGATGTACTAGTAGAAGCACTAGGTGACTTTATTCCAACCAAGGCAAAAAAGACTGAGTGAGAGATAAATGGCTAAGCACAAGAAATTCCGAGATTGGTACGAAGAAGAAGAGCGAGACTCTAAAACTTATAATCGGAAGGACAAAAAGCGATATGATAGGAAAAAGTCTGCGATCCAGAAAGCACGTAGACAAAAAGCAAAGCAAAAAAATTCCTACATAACTTAGCATCTACCTTACAGCCCAAGTACATCTTGGGCTTTTTTATTATTTTTTGAAAAAAAGTGTTGACACAGACCCATATGTGGAATATACTTACTATGTAATTGAGATTGAGAGAGAAAAAACTACAGAATGATATATGCGAATCCAGAAAAAGTTATTTTAGTCGATTGCGATGGTGTTCTCCTTGACTGGGAGTACGCTTTCCATGCGTGGATGACTCGCCACGGTTATGTCGCCAAAGTCGAAAACGAATACAAAATGTACATCAAATACGGCATTGAAAAAGCCGAAGCCAAAAAGTTATGTCGAATGTTCAACGAGAGTGCTACTATTCGCAAACTTCCACCATTGCGTGATGCAATCAAATACGTCCGCAAACTCCACGAAGAGCATGGCTATGTGTTCCATGCAGTAACTAGCTTGAGCGATGATCAGTATGCCCAGCACTTACGTACTAAAAACTTGATTGAGTTGTTCGGTCCCACTGCGTTCGAGCGTTACACTTACCTTGACACTGGTGCTGACAAAGACGAAGCACTTGCTGAGTACAAAGACAGCGGTTGCTTCTGGGTTGAAGACAAGCCAGAAAATGCTGATGTTGGGTTTGACTGTGGTCTTAACAGCATCTTGATGGCTCATGAACACAATGCTTATTACGATGGTTGTGCTCCTCGAGTTAATAACTGGAAAGAAATCTACGAAATGATAGTATAAATATCTTTGAAATGGTAAAGTGCCAAGGGGATTGCCATTTTCTGCTGTCCCCTTTTTTTATAGGAGAATAACATGCCAACTTACAACTTTCGTGATATCGAAACTGGTGAAGAAACAGAAGTCACTATGAAGATATCCGAACTAGATGACTTCAAAGAAAAGAATCCTCATCTGCAACAATTCTTAACTGGAGCTCCTTCTTTGGGTGACTCTATGAGACTGGGTGTTCGCAAGACAGACGGCGAATTTAATTCACTACTTAAACATATAAAGAAGGGCAATTCAAAAGGTATTTCGGACTCAACCATTCAAACTCGCTAACTACTATAAGGATGATTACATGCCTGCTAACCAACAGCGATTAACTAAAAAGCAAAAACGTGTTCTAAAACAGCAAGGAGTATTAGACGAAACTAACACATACTCCTCACACTTTTCAGTCAGTAAAGATATTAAACCTATGACTGATAACCAGCGCATTGCATTCGAAGCATGGAATTCTGGAAGCAATCTTATGCTTCACGGAATAGCTGGTACAGGTAAAACCTTTCTGGGTCTCTATTTTGCAATTTCAGATGTGATGAACACCAAGAACGGAAGAGAGAAAGTTTTTATCGTAAGATCGACAGTACCCTCACGTGATCAAGGATTCTTACCTGGATCGCAAAAGCAGAAAGAAGCAGTATACGAAGAGCCTTACTTCGACATTGCAACTAAGCTATTCAATCGAGGTGACGCTTACCAGATTCTAAAACAGAAACAAACTGTTCACTTTGCATCCACATCATATCTACGTGGCTGTACATTTGAGAATTGCGTAATCGTGGTCGATGAGGTACAGAACATGTCTGATGGTGAGCTACACACAATCATGACCCGTGTGGGAGAGAACAGCCGTATCATTTTCTGTGGTGACGTTAAGCAAGATGACTTGACTTCTGAGCGCAAGAAAGAAGTATCGGGTCTAAGAAATTTCATGCGGATTATTGAGCGTATGAAAGAATTCGACTTCGTAGAGTTCCAGATTGACGATATTGTACGAAGCCGACTTGTTAAATCTTATATTATACAGCGAGACAAATTAGGACTATAAATAATGAGTGATAGATATATCGGTAAAGTAGTAGAAGATGAGGAAACAGGTGAGATGTTGCTAGAGTTCCCAGTTGAATTGTTGAAACAAATGGGCTGGGACGAAGGCACCCTACTTGACTGGATGATAGACGAAGAAGAAAAGATAATTTTAAAGGAAGCAAATCATGGCTGACTCACAGAAACCAAGACTACGAGTATTCGAACAAGAGGACGGATACAGATACGTTAAGCAATTCACTCAAGCTGAGTGTGACGCTTATTTGGCTGAGAATCCAAGTGTTAAGTTGATCCGTTAATGGCTGGCAAGGGTATCACAAGAGCAGGCGATTCGCACGTCGGACACGCCTCTCCTACGCCAAACCCATTTCACCAATCATCTTATTCTGCCTCAGTTGAAAAAACTTATGCTGATGGTATTAAGGTTATAAGAAATGGAGACTCTACTGGCTGCGGAGATCCAGTTGCAGGAACAGCATCTAAAGTGTTTGCTGAAGGTGAAAAGGTACATCGTATCGGTGATGCAACTGGTGGTCATGACTCTTGGGTAGCCAATGCATCTGCTGGCGGTTCTAGTAAGTGCTTCGCAGTCTAAGGATACAAAATGCTTCCCGAGCGTTACGTAGAAATATTACAGGGAGAGCTAAAAGCTGCCCAATCAAAGTCTGAAAAACTCGCTCTAGTCGCAGAGATGAAACTAGAGCGAGATCAGGCTGTTGAGAATCCACCATACCAAGATGTGTTCGAGGCAATCTCGACCGAAACAGATCCAGAAGTGATAGCCGCACTAAAAGACGAAGCATACACATTTAAGCGTGTATTGACGGATGAAGAGAAGAGCGCATTTGACTATGTTCCATTGGACTACCTAGAAGATAATCCTGGATATACTGATGAAGGAGAATGGATAAGCTTCATCGGATCATATCCAAATCCAGAGACTGGAGAATATAGTTAATGGCAGATACAGCTAACTCGGAAGTAGTATTAGTACAAGACCTAGTTAATCTTCGAACAGCGAAAGGTTCAGCCCTTACGTATGAAGAGATGGACTACAATATCAGAACGATTGCTAGATTCCTTGACACGTATTCTGGTGGCAACATGTATGCTCTCCAGACACTACTTGACGAACTTGAAATAGACGTAGAACTTGCTTCCAACAACTTCGCAAATTTTGTACAGTCTGTAGAGGATGGCAATGCTAATCTAAGTCTGACTATTTCAGATTTGGAAGATAGGGTTGCCAATACAATTGTCAGTTTGGGTTCTGCTAAACAAGAAGTACTTGACATTGCAAACACCGAGATAGGTGCGGCTAGACAGTATGCAGAAGAGCAACTTGCCGCTGCATTGAGCAATTACAGTGTTGCTCAAACGGCACTTACAATTGCTGCCTCAGA